AGTCCTCGTCATTGATGTCGAAGTAGAGGTCGAGTGGGATGCTGGGATTATCGTCAGCGTTGAAAGGCAGAGTGGTGAACAGATTGCTCAGTGTGGGAGCATTGTTTACAACTTCTGCGAGAACGGGGCCGATAAATTCAGCAAGGGCGACTTGAGCGTCATAAGCAACGGTGCGATTACGGCTGGCCATTGCTTTGATAAGCTCAACTTGTTCTGGAGTGCGCTTTAAGGTGATTTTCATTTAGATAGTTCCTTTCTTATTACATGCGCAGACCAATTACGGCAAAGTTGCCAACAAATTGGTCGCTGAGGTTTGCAGTTGAGGTGAGGGTTGTGCGTGAGCCGGTACCGAGAACGATACCAAGCTTACCATCGTCAGTGTGGGCGCAGCCAGTGACTTTACCGCCATTAGCGGAAAGCTTGAAGCCTGAACCAACGGTCAGAGTACCGTCGATAGCGTTTGCACCGAGGGTGAAGATACCGCGAGTAGCGACTGGAACGGCTTGGCCGGGCAGTACGCACATAAGCTCTTCAGCCTTTTGGCGATAATAGAGAAGTTTCTCACCGTTCTCATCAAACTTTGCAGTTTGACGGAGGGTAAGACCAAGGCAGTTAGTCAGGTCGCCAGAGGCGGCAGGAGTAACCTTCAGATTAACCTTGGGATAGGAGTTTGCCCCAATGTAGGGGTAGTCAGTTTTGCCGAGATAAGAGTCGGTAGCGTAAGAAACTGGATCAAGGTCAAAGTTACCAGCGGAAACTTTAACGAAGACACCAGCATCACCAGTACCAACACCAGTTACGTTCTCGTTGACGGCTGCGTCAACAAGGGCGTACATGTTTACCACATCATGTTCGTCGTATTGACGGAACGGTAGAAGACGATTTGCCATATAGTTATCCTTTAATTTGGTTTACAGTTATTTTTTATTATTTGGAATAGCTTACGCTAATATTTTCGCGGGAGAAGGCTTTTGCAAACTTCTCACGGAGACTGGGTTCGCCAGAAATCTTGCTGTCTGGCGCAGTGTTTGTCGCTTTAGCGCTTTCGAGAGCGGCATCGACATCGGGCTTCTTCTCTTCAACTTTAACCTCTGCGGTTACAGTGGAAGCTTTGCTAACTTCCTTGAGACGAGCCTCGACTTGCTCGGAAATCTTCTTTTCGATCTCAGCCTGCTGGGCTTTGACGAACTCTTTGTTTTTGTGCTTCCAAATAGCGTTGAACTTCTCTTTGTAAGAAGCGAAAGCCTCCTCAGAAGCATCGAGAGCTTGGACTTCACCGATAACAAGCTTGCGATCTTCATCAGAAAGATCAAAAGCTGAATCGAGTTCAGCTACGCGAGCATTTTGACGAGCGAGAGCCTGCTCTTCAGCTTGAACTTTCTTGATCTGATTAAGCTCTTCTTGAATTTTAGAAAGCTCTGATTTAGCCTGCTCAACTGAGGCGACGGTTTCTTTGTAAAGCTTCTCAGCTTGCTCTTTAGCGTTTTTCTCTGCGGAGAGAGAATCGCGATACTCTGCATCCTTTTGTTTGATAGCTTCTACGAATTGGCTGGTCATTGAAGCGACAGCCTCTTCACCAAACTTTTTCTCCAAAAGGGCAGACTTAAGTTCTGAAATAAGTTTTTCTAAGTCCATATGGTTTATATTTTTTACATTTTTTATCACTGAAATGGAATTTGATTTTTTATTCGTCAAGAAGGCGGCGACCTCTTCGCGAAAATCCGCAGAAGACTCTTCTGTCTCGATATCTTGATTTTCATCTTCTTTATCGTCTTCTTTATCGTCTTCAGAGTCTTTTAGAGAAATGCTGGCATCGTTATTAAAAGCGACGACACCATTAACTTGTGCCGCTGGATTAGTCGTAAAGCCTCCTCCAAGTGGGTAAATCTCTCCAACAATTAAACGATAAATTGGAGTACCATCTTTCATCTTGCCGCTGCCGCCCTTTGCTTTTAAAAATTGAGAAAGCTCCTGAACTTGCGCTGCATCTGTAACAATCTCCGCTTCTTTGAGTGACTGGCTTCCGATAGCCAAGTAATAGCTGCTAAAACCAATTTCCCAGCTTGCTGAAATTGCATTATTGAACTTGTCATTCTTATCGGAGTTACGCAACATTAACGAAGTAAACGATTTGTCTACAGTTCTGTAGATGACGCCCGCAACAGAAAGATAAACTGGATCAAGAGTGCGAGCGGCATCATCATCACTCATAAATTCATTCGTTTGAAAATTATTAAACGAATAATTAGTGATATGTCCGACAACTCGCTTTTTGTTATGCTCGATGTTCAGATATTTATGCAAGAATCTTTTCGCAATCTTAGAAGCAGTGGCGCCAGAAATACCATCGCCATTATTGTTGATCATATTTGGAACAGCAAGATTGAACGAAACGCCCAGCAAATCTGGGTTATTTTCTATATCAATGTTTGGCGAAAGTTTTTTTAATTCGTCGAGCGAAGCTTTTGAAATCAGCGGAAAATCTGTGTCCCCAAGTTTATGACAGGCGAATGAGATGCCGTCTAATCTTGTTTTGTATTTGAAAGACATATATTACTTTACAGCAGAATGATAAAAAATTGCCGCAGAATATTCTTCTAATAAAAATTCATCAGCAGTCTGCGAAACTTGTGGCAGCGGCTTCAGCTTCTCAATTTCATCAAGATTAGCCATACATTTTTGCAGGGTAGATACCCAATTCTCCCTGTCAGACGACGCCACAACCTTCTTACATAGCTCTACAACATTCTGCTTTTGCTGCTTTGAAAGCTTCTTGACTTTAAACTTATCAGCGACGAAGTCTTCGGAAGCTTTCATAAAAGCATCGACTTCATAAACAACAGCCTGAATATCTTTGCGCGAAGCTTGGTTGGGAGTGCCAAGAGGTCTACCGGAAGTGCTATTGGTTGGGGCTCCGGTTGGAGCAGCAGGAACAGCGGGTGGTACTACAGGAACACCGCCAACAATTGGGTTATAATAACCCTTTTCTCTCTCAGAGATATACTGCTCCTGCGCGGGCGCGAGCGCGCGCGCGTCTGGAAGTTTGCCGGTTTGAATAGCCTCGATACCTTGCTCTGGAGTAAGAATAGAAAGCTCCATCAAACGAGAGATCGTTCTCATATACTGAGTCTCGTCCTTAAGATCAATCTCAGTGAACTTTGCTGTAGGATAAGCTCTGAACCCAAGATCTTTTGAGATGCGGATAATCTCTGGCTGGATAATGTCGTTAAGGAAAGAGTTTCTAGCCTCTTTCAAACGCTCCATAAAGAAACTAATCTTTGCGTTTTGTCCGTTATACTTTTCCTCTCCAAGCAATACATTCATCAAACCTTCTTTAATATCTTGATTTAATATCTTATACTTTTCTTCACCAACGACTTTCTTTAAGTCGGGAATTACGAAGTCTGCCTTGGTAGTGTAGTCGGAAACCAGAACGCGGCCAACACTTTCGTTCATAAAAAGGTTTTGCATCGCGGTCATATTTGCGGGATTGATACCGCCTTTATCGGGCTCTGCGCCCATTGTAATTAAAAGAATAACATTCTCGACTGTACGCGAGATAGCCTGATCGATGTGCTTGAGTTCAATCTTGGCGTTTACGTCCTCTAAAACAGGATAAGCGAAAGGAATTGCGAATGGCTCGTAATCCTGCTTCTTGTAAAATGAATAGAGCAAATATTGGGGATCGAGCTTCATCTTTAGACCGTCTCTAAAGTACTGCTTACTCTTGATCTGCTCTTGAACCTCTGGAGGGAAACCTTTAAGAAGCTCTACATCAGCATCATCTTTTGGATTCTTCAGTCTCTCAAGCTCGTATTCAGAAAGCACTTTCTCGTAAACAGCCTCTGCAAACGAACTCGAAATCTTCGCAACGATTTCGTAAGGATTGATCAAGATATAACGAAGGGGAACACGATTGTTAACGATACCATTCTCACTAAGACCGGAAAGAAGTTTAAAATCTTCGGCGTTAAACTTCCCGTCTATACGGTAATAGAAAATATTTCCGCTGCGATAATACTCGCGGAAGTACTGATCTTTCATCTTCCACAGCTTGATCTTCTTAAACCATTTGCTGAAAA